TTTGTTTTTTGTTTTATTTATTTTTGTTATTTCTTTACATATTTTATTAAAACTAAGTGGGGTACGAACCAGTTCACAAATTAGTACGAACAATCGTTCTTAATTCATCAAATTAATTATCAACATATTTAGCATAAGAAAGATCTTAAGGATCCCAATTCTACTATTAATGAGATTATATACGCAATTTGAGACTATAGTCGTTGTCTATATATCATTACATTTTATTAGTTAATTGATTAGAATGATAATTATAACCAGCAAGTTATGTAGTTTAACGATGACGATTCCAAGCCAAATCATCATTATCTTCTCCTAAGGTTTCATAATCCTCTGAAATAGCTTATAATATTTTAAATTATTAATCGTCTAAGGGACAATTAATGGAGCGGAATAATCCAGACTTATAAAGTTTATCGGAATTTCAATAAAACATTAATACCCCATTAATAGATCGGGAAAAGGATCTTGAAAGGAAGGACTATTTATACAAGCTACCATAAATAAAATCTGTTGGTTTCTAACCAAGTCCAAGACCAGAACCTTCATGTCCAATATAATACAAATTGGTTTTATACACGGGTTTTCAAGTAAAACATAGAATGTCGTCTCCAGAAGCAAATACTATGCCTCCATTATTATTTTTCTATAGCATATATTTGTTATATAATATAGATCTTAATGTATTAAATAAGGTAGTTCTAGTAGGATGCCCAGAAAAGACAGTACCATGTATCTAAAAGGATAATCCTTATTTAGAATAAACTTTACCTTCTAAACAAGTTAAAGTTTTAAAAATAGTTTCGTGATACACTGGATCAATTTCACTATAATCTAAAAATAATTTCAAGTATCTTCAAAAAAATTATTATCTACAATATCTATTAGACTTGAAAATTAGTGAGCATCATGAGAACCTCCATCGTAACTATATACACTACTTTCATCTAACTAAAATCTTACAATAGCATCATCTATTATCTTTGCTACTTATTAATCATTATAGCCAGATATAAATCCTGGTTCTATTTCTTTCATTAATTTAATAAAAAATCTAGCTATATATGATCCTATTGCTTTTAGACTATCACCAGGATTAAAAATAGCTCTAGGCCTACTATCTGAACTTATATGTATTTCATTTGATTTAGCAAAGAAATCATAGATTGTACTAATATTATTAGTTTCGAAGAATTAATTAATACCTCTCTAATATAGTTTCTTCTTAGAAGAATCATTGATGCTATCTAAGAAAATCCTTATTGTGTAAGTTTTTGCATTATTCAAAATATATTCTTAAATAAAATTATCATTATAATCAAAATAATCATCTACAAACCTCTAAAAGTCTGTAATTATATTAGAATCAGGGTATTCCATAACTGCAATTTATCTCATAGAAAGGGCACTAATTTAATTGAATATGCAATTGCCGTATTAAGTAGATTTTATTCCATCTTTATTATCGTTGTAATATTAATTTTTACAACTACAAATTAATTTACCGTAATTTTAGATCTTACAAGTACTAGTATCTATTAATCTAGTATATTTTTTATTATCCGCACTAATACAATTAAAATGACAAGAAGGAAGAACATTTTCTTCAGATTAGTTATAATTACGAATAGGTTAGTCTTATTATTATTCAATTAATAATTCTCTTTATTATTATTTAGTCATAGCTCCGGTTCGTCTTCCGCATATATTTAAAAAGAATAATAATATTCTATCCACAATAGAAAGACATTAACTTTCTTATTCTTTTTCCTCTATAGATAATCCTGCCCTAAGGACTCTCATAATCTTATTAATTCTAGAATCAGCATAACTAATAAATTTACCGATAAAGAATGATGTAAATAATAAACCTAATATTAATATAGGCGACTAACTTGAAACTACAGATAAAGGAAGAGTAATAACGGTCGCCAATAGTAATAGAAACACATATAATTTTAAGTTGTAATTGCCTGTCACTGCATTCACAATTTATGCTTCTTAATTGATAGGAGATTAAAGTATTTATTTTATATCATTTTACTCGGACTATTATTCCAAGTATAGTGATATAATGTTATTTTTATATAAATCTTTGTTTTTATCTATAATAC